ATTGGAAAAGCCTTAGTAAGGTTTGTTCCTTCAAAGTACAACCCCGAAAATCCATTTAGAGAATTATACTTCCATTATGGAATCGGGAAAAGAACAATTATTTCACCTTCAAACTTTGGTGAAAAAGACCCAATTATCGAATTTTCTAAAGAACTTCGTAAAACTAAAGAACCTGAAAACTGGAAACTAGCTAAAAAACTTGAACCAAAAATGAGAGTTTTTGCTCCTGTTATAGTTAGAGGTGAAGAAGACAAAGGAGTACGTTTATGGGAATTTGGTAAGGAAATTTATCAATCATTACTATCATTAGCTGCTGATGAAGATATCGGAGATTTTACCGATATTATGGAAGGTAGAGATATGAAAATTGAAACAGTAGGACCTGAAACTACAGGAACTGAGTACAATAAATCTCGTATTATGCCTGCTTTAAAAACTACACCATTATGCAATGATAATGATGAGTTAAATAAATGGTTGGAAACACAACCCGATCCTGTTTCATTTTCAAAACGTTATACTTTTGAAGAAATTAAACAATTCTTAGCTGAATGGTTAAACCCAGAAGAAGAAGCTAAAGAAGAAGGAAGCATTATGGATGGACCTGCTACAGATTTTGAGCCATCAACAACACCACCACCATCTAAATTTGAGTTAGATACTAAAAAACCAACTGCGAATAAAGCATTCCCAGCTAAAAAAGAAATCCCAACCGCTGATGAGTTTGATGACTTATTTGGTGACAATTAATTAATTTATGGCCGGTAAAAAAACAGAAAGCCTTTCCGGTAATATCGGAAAGGCAGTTACTGGGACTTTCTCACTTGATAAGTTCAAAAAAGGTAAAAATCTAGGACAAAGTTCATCTAATTTTAAACCACAAGCATGGATTAAATTTACTGAACCTGTTTCTGAAATGTTAGAAATGCCTGGTATTCCTAAAGGACATATAACTTTAGTTAGAGGTCACAGTAATACAGGTAAAACTACATTACTGATTGAAGCTGCAATCGAAGCACAAAAAACTAATGTACTACCAGTTATCATCATCACTGAGATGAAACACAGTTGGGAACACTGGTCTGCAATGGGATTTGATTTAGGTGAAACTATTGATGAAAATGGTAATAAAGACTATAAAGGTTTCTTTATTTATGCTGATAGAGAATCTTTACAATGTATTGAAGATGTAGCAGCATTTATGGCTGATTTATTAGACGAGCAAAAGAAAGGTAATTTACCTTATGATTTATTGTTTTTATGGGATTCAATTGGATCTATTCCATGTAAAATGAGTATTGAGAAAAACTCTAACTCACCAATGTGGAATGCAGGAGCAATGTCTCAACAATTTGCTAACTTTATCAATCAAAGATTGATTATGTCTCGTAAAGAATCACAATCATACACTAATACAATGCTTTGCGTAAATAAAGTATGGGTTGAACCAGCACTTATGCCAATGGCTCAGCCTAAACTCAGGAATAAAGGCGGCGATAGTATGTTTTTTGATGCCTCATTCATTATTACCTTTGGTAACGTAACTAGTCCTGGTACTCAAAAAGTAAAAGCCACTAAAAACGGTAAGGAAATTGAATTTGCCTTGAAAACAAAAGTATCTTGTGATAAAAATCACGTAACAGGTGTAACAGCTAAAGGTACTATTGTAAGTACTGCTCATGGGTTTATTAAAAATTCACCTAATGAGATAAACAAATATAAAAAAGAACACTCTAAAAATTGGGCTAGTATCTTAGGAAGCGATGATTTTGATATAGTTGAAGAAGAAAACCTTGATTTCTTAGGAGTGGACACATCTGAAATTTAATTATGGATTATAAAGATCTTTTAAACAACATAAAAGAAGATTCACAAACAGAAACTCTACATTTAAACAGTAGGGTTTTGTTAGTGGATAGTATGAATACTTTCCTAAGGTCATTTGCTGTTATAAACAGTACAAACACACAAGGAACACACGTTGGGGGTATGATTGGATTTTTAAGATCATTAGCTTACGTTGTAAATTTAGTACAACCTACTAGAGTAATATGTGTTTTTGATGGTGAAGGAAATACTACAAATAGAAAACATTTGTATGCTGATTATAAAGGTAATCGTAAATTAAAAAGAATTACAAATTGGTCTTCATTTGATGACTTAGCAGATGAATCTGCATCGTTATCTCAACAAATGCTAAGATTAATTGATTATCTAAAAACATTACCAATCAGCATTATAACTAGAGATAAATTAGAAGCAGATGATTTAATTGGTTACTTAGCCCCTAGATTTGACTCGTCCATTATAATGTCAGCCGATCAAGATTTCTTACAATTGTGTAGTGATACAGTACAAGTATACTCTCCAATTAAGAAAAAATTCTATGGACCCAAAGAAGTATTTGATGAGTATGGATTATGGCCTCAAAACTTCATTAATTACAAAGTGCTAATGGGTGATAGTTCTGATAACTTACCTGGAGTTAAAGGATTAGGTCCTAAAAAATTATACAAATTATTCCCTGAAATTACAGGAGATAAAAAAGTAACATTAAAGGAAATTATTTCTAAAAGTTTAGAAAGTCATGAAGAAAATGGCATTTATGGTAATGTATGGAATTTTAGAGGACAATTAATGATTAATGAGCAGTTAATGTCTTTAGAAAATCCAAACATTCCTGAACCTGATGAAATTGTATTGGAAAGATTAATAGATGAAAATCCTTATACTTTAAATCAAGCAAGATTTTTACAATTACATAAATCAGATTTACTAGAAAGGCAAATCTCCCCCAATATAGAATTTTGGTTAAGTTCTAACTTTTCATACTTAACTAAATACTCTCATAAAAAATAATAGGTTTTCAATATTTATACGTGCATTGTCGCGGTGCAAATATAAAATATTAATTTAGAACCTATAGCAAGTAAGGACCGCGACCCTGAAAGCTGTAGGTTTCTTATTTCAAATGAAAAAATGTAGTAAATGTAAAATTAAAAAATCTTTAGATAGTTTTTCTTCAAATAAATCTAATAAGGATAAAAAAAATAATTATTGTAAATCTTGTGATAAAATTAGAGTTACTCAATACCAAAAAAATAATAAAGTTCAAACCTTATTATATTTAAAAAATTGGAGAGATAATAACCCTGATTATGATAAAAATTATACTAAAAATAATTATATAAAGTCTACAAGTTATAGGAAAGAATATCAAAAAACTAGAATGAAAAATGATCCTGATATCAGGTTAACTCATAATATTAGATCATTAATTTTAATTTCATTTAAAAATTGTTTAAAAGGAAGTTATAAAAAAGGAAAAAAAACAGAAGAAGTATTAGGTTGCACTTTAGAAGATTTTACCCAACATTTAAAATCGCAATTTGTTGAAGGTATGACTCTAGAAAACCATGGTGAATGGGAAATAGACCATATAATACCTATTTCATCAGCTAAGAATGAAGAAGAAATTTATAAGTTAAATCATTACACTAACTTCCAACCACTTTGGAAAGAAGATAATAGAAAGAAAAGTAATAAAATGTTAGGATATTAAACATCTTTTACATATATTACAAATTACAAACACACAAAATAAAAGTTATATAAATGGTTGCATTTTCGTCCTTAAAGGATTACGGTCCTACTTTCCAAATAAAAGTAATTAGTTCTTTACTTAAAAATAAAGCATTTCTACTTAATGTCAGAGACATTATTGATGATAGCCATTTCGAACACCCTGGTCATAAATGGGTTTTAACTGAAACCTTAAATTATTTTGACAAATATCATACAACTCCAACTTTAGATACTTTAAAGATTGAAATTAAAAAAATTGACAATGATATTTTACAAACAGCTGTAAAAGAACAGTTAAAACTAGTTTATACTACCCAATATGATGATCAAGAGTATGTTGAAGAAGAATTCTCTAATTTCTGCAAAAATCAATTATTAAAAAATGCTCTAATCGATTCAGTAGACTTACTAAAAAGTGGTCATTACGATGATATTCGAATTTTAATTGATAATGCTTTAAAAGCAGGTGCTGATAAAAATTTAGGTCATGAGTATAAAAAAGATATTGAATCTCGTTATAGAGAATCAAGTAGAAAAGTAGTACCTACACCTTGGACCGTTTTAAATACATTACTGCAAGGTGGTTTAGGTGGAGGTGATTATGGTTTAATTTACGGTGGTCCTGGTGGTGGTAAATCATGGGATTTAGTAGCATTAGGTGCATTTGCTGGTTCATTAGGTTACAAAGTAATTCATTACACTCTAGAATTAGGTGAAGATTATGTTGGTAAAAGGTACGATGCTTATTATACAGGTATCTCTGTAAGTGATATTCACAATTACCAAGATAAAATTAAAGAAATGTTAGAGGAATATGACGATAATATTATCATCAAAGAATACCCCGCTAAAGGAGCATCATTAACTACAATTAAATCACATATTCAGAAAACAATGGATTTAGGTTTTTCACCTGATTTGATTTTAATTGATTATGTTGATTTATTAAAACCACCTTCACGCCGTAAGGAAAAGAAGGAAGAAATTGATGATTTACATTATGGAACTAAAGGTTTAGCCAAAGAATTAAATTTACCTATTTGGTCTGTTTCACAAGTAAATAGAGCAGGTGCTAAAGATGAGATTGTAGAAGGTGATAAATCAGCAGGTTCATATGAAAAACAAGCTATTGTAGATTTTGGTATGTCTCAATCAAGATTGAAGAAAGACAAAACAGAAGGTACAGGAAGATGGCACATTCAAAAGAATCGTTACGGACCTGATGGTATGACCTACAATGTCAATATTGATACTTCTTGTGGTCATATTGAAGTATTAGGAGAGTATGATGATACTGAAGATTACAAAAACCAACCACAAGCACCTGCATCTAAATTTGGAGGAATTTCACCTACTGAGAAGAATGCAATGAGTGATTTATTCAAAAACTTTAGTTTAAGTAATGAATCTGAATAATATTTATAACCACGTCTTTTAAAATTAAAAAAAATTATGTTAACTGAACCACGTCACTATTACAAACCCTTTGAATACCAAGAAGCATTTGATTATTATTTAAACCAGCAAAGAGTCCACTGGTTGGCAGATGAGGTACCATTAGCTTCTGATTTAAATGATTGGAAACAAAAACTTTCTGAATCCGAAAAAAACCTAATAGGTAATATTTTAAAAGGATTTGCTCAAACTGAAGTACATGTAAACGATTATTGGTCTTCAAATGTTTCTAAATGGTTTCCTAAACCTGAAATAGTAGCAATGACTTCTACTTTTGGTTCATTTGAAGCAATTCACGCTCATGCTTATGCTCGTTTAAATGAAGAATTAGGATTAGAAGATTTTGCAGCATTTTTAGAAGATGAAGCCTCATCAGCTAAAATTGAGCGTTTACTATCAATTCCTAACGATACTATCGAAGAAAGAGCGCAATCTTTGGCTATATTCTCTGCATTCACGGAGGGTGTTAATCTATTCTCTTCATTCGCGATTTTAATGTCTTTTCAGTTGAGAAACTTAATGAAAGGTACAGGACAAATTGTAGAGTGGTCAGTAAGAGATGAATCACTTCACTCACAAGCGGGCTGTTGGTTATTTAGAACATTACTAAGTGAACAGCCTGAATTAAACACAGACGAACTAAGAAACAAAATAACAGAAGCATGTCATTTATCAGTTCAATTAGAATTTAATTTCATTGACAAAGCATTTGAAATGGGATCAGTTGAAGGTCTAAATGTAGATCAATTGAAAAACTTCATCAAAGCTAGAGCAAATGAAAAAATGATAGAACTTGGATACTCTTCTGTATACAACGATATAGATCCTAACCAACTTAAACAAATGGAATGGTTTGGTCACTTAACTTCAGGAAAGAGTCATACTGATTTCTTTGCTTCCCGTGTAACTGATTATGCTAAATCTGTAGCCGACTGGTCAGATCTATAAAACAAAATGACGTTTTTCAAAAAAGTCTTGATATTTATTATCAAATAATATATTATGATAAACTGGGAAACTTTATATAATACTCATATAGATAGATGTAAAGAGAATTTAAAAATAGAAGGTGAAATTTATCACAATCATCATATCCTTCCTAGATCTGATAAAGGAAGTGATGATAAAAGTAATTTAATCTTACTTACATATGAACAACATGTGTTTGCTCATTATCTATTATATAAGTGGAAACCTACTAATAGTAATTGGATATCTTATAGATTAATGAGTGGAGTAAGTAAAACAAAAAAACAAGCTGTAGAGGAATTAAAAATTAAAAGAATTAAAGAAAGTTTGAATAATAAAAATTGGTCTCCTGAAATAATAGAAGAAAGGAGAAAAACTATGATAAAAAATATTCAAAATTTATCTAATGAAGAATTCTATTTAAAGTTTATTAAACCTATGGAAGGCCCTAATCATCCAATGTATGGTGTTAAAAGGCCAGGTGAATTAGCTGGTAATTTTGGAACAAGTAAAGGTAAATATATTCTTATAGATCCTTTAGATAATCAATTAGAATTTAAAAACATTAAATCTTTAATAAAATGGGGTCTGAATGAATTAACTATAAGAAATTGGGTAAATAAAGGTAAAATACTAAAAAATCCTAAATGTAATAAACCCTTTAAATGGGAAGGGTTTGAAATTAAATTTGAATCTAACCCAAATTATGGCAAGGTTTATGAAAAAGTAATCAATAGAAAAAGAAAAATTAATTAATAAACATGAGCGTACACGTAGACACAACCCACTGGGTTAAGGGCAAAAATTACCCTAATTGGATGGATCAAATAGGATTAGATATTATCTCTAAAGGATATCTTTTACCTGAAGAAGATGCATTTAAAGCATTTTTAAGAGTAAGTAAAGCATCAGCAAGAAGATTAAAACGTAAAGACTTACAACCTTTCTTTTATGAAGCCCTAGTTAAAAACTGGTTATGTTTAGCATCTCCTGTATTATCAAATATGGGGACAGAAAGAGGTATGCCTATTTCATGTTTTGGTATTGATGTAGAAGATTCAATTGAAGGAATTGCCGGCTCTAATTCAGAATTAATGAGATTAACTTCACAAGGTGGTGGAGTTGGTATTGGTTTATCTCGTATTAGAGGTAGAGGTAAAATGATTAAAGATAATGGTACTTCTGAAGGTATTGTACCTTGGGCTAAAATGTTTGACTCAACTATCCTAGCTACAAACCAAGGTTCAGTACGTAGAGGAGCAGCATCAGTTAATTTATCAATTAATCACCCAGATATTGAAGAATTCTTAGGAATTAGACGACCAAAAGGTGATGTTAATAGACAATGTTTAAATTTACACCAATGTGTTGTAATTGATGATGTCTTTATGAACAAACTTGAAGAAAGAGACCCAAAATCATTAAAATTATGGGGTGAAATTCTTAAAACACGTTTAGAGACAGGTGAACCTTATATTATGTTTGAAGATAACGTTAATAATGCTAACCCTCAACCATACAAAAACAATAATTTAAAAGTAACAATGACGAACATTTGTTCTGAAATTGCACTTTACACAGATGAATTACACTCATTTATTTGTTGTTTATCTTCATTAAATCTTGCTAGATGGGATGAATGGAAAGATTACAAATTTGAAAATGGAATGGACTTACCTGAACTATCTACATGGTTTTTAGAAGGTGCATTACAAGAATTTATTGATCGTGCTAAAAACATTAAATTCTTTGAAAATACTGTAAGATCTGCTGTTAAAGGTAGAGCAATTGGTTTAGGAGTATTAGGATGGCATACATTTTTACAATCTAAAAACTTACCATTCACAGGAATACCAGCTGACACTTACACTAGATTGATGTTTGATTTTATTGAGCAAGGAGCATTAAGAGCCTCTAAAGAACAAGCAGAATTGTACGGAGAACCAGAATGGTGTAAAGGAACAGGATTAAGACATACACATCATTTAGCAATTGCCCCAACTGTATCTAATGCTCACATTTCAGGTGGTGTTTCACCATCAGTTGAACCAATCCCAGCTAATGTTTACAACTTAAAAACAGCCAAAGGTGTATTCATTAAGAAAAACCGAATATTAGAGCAATTACTTGAATCTAAAGGGTTTAATATTGATAGTATTTGGGATCAAATCTTAAAAGATCAAGGCTCTGTATTAGGATTACCGGATTACATTTTATCTCAAGAAGAAAAAGAAGTATTCTTAACATTTAAAGAGATTAATCAAATGGATTTAGTAAGACAAAATGCAATTCGCCAAAAATATGTAGATCAAGCAATGTCTTTAAATTTATGTTTTGATCCAAATGATACTCCTAAATTCATTAGTGCAGTACATAAAGAAGCACATAAACTAGGAATTAAAACTCTATATTACTTACGTACTGAATCAGTATTGCGAGGTGATAATTTAAATAGAACAGCTGAAAGCGCTTGCATTTCCTGTGAAGGTTAAAAATTAATACAATTTTACAAAAGAGCCTCAATTAACATTGGGGCTTTTTATATTTATTGTAAACCTAAAACTTAAACCTACCATGAACCTACTAAACAGACTTAAATCACCTACTCCTAAATTGTGGAAACAAATAGGTAATGCCTTATTAAGTATCTCAACACTAATTACAGGGTACACAGCTTTTATTGATGAACCTGCTCTGGCAATTACATCTATGATATGTGGTATTTTAGGTAAAGTAATAACAAGTTTCTTTGTAGAGGATACAAATCAAGAATAATATGAGTTTAAAAAGTTTACAACAAAAGATAGGAGCTACTCCTGACGGTAATTTTGGTCCAACTACAATGAAAAAGGCAATGGAGTATTTTAGGTTAACTCCAACAGCTGCTGCCCACTTCTTCGGTCAAACAGCACACGAAACTGGGGGATTTACAATACTCTCAGAGAATTTAAACTATTCTGCAGAGGGTTTACAAAAAACCTTCTCAAAGTATTTTCCAGGCACACTAGAAGAATCATATGCTAAAAACCCTCAAAAGATTGCCAATAGGGTTTATGCATCAAGAATGGGTAATGGTAATGAGGCATCTGGTGATGGTTGGAAGTTTAGAGGAAGAGGAGCTCTTCAATTAACAGGAAAAGATAATTACACAGCATTCTCCAAGTACCTACAAAAACCAGAAATAATAACCAATCCAGACCTAGTAGCGACACTATATTCTTTTGAATCAGCAATATTCTTTTTTAATAATAATAAACTGTGGAACTTATGTAAAGTAGTTGATGATGCATCAATTCTTGCATTAACTAGAAGAGTAAATGGTGGAACTCATGGTTTGGAAGATCGAGCTATTAGAACTAAGAAGTATTATGAATACATAAAATAGTTATTATGAAAACAGGATTAATAATTATACTATCAATGTCAACAATCTTAGCCTTTATTGGCACTTATTTTTTTAATCTAACTTCAGATAATGCTGAGCAATTTCTTGCTGTGAGTGTTGTTGTATTTGCTGATGGGTTTTTTGGTGTATGGGCAGGAATAAAGAGAGAGGGATTTAAAACTTATAAAGCCCTAAGTGTGTTAAGAACATTTGGATTCTGGGTAATAATGCTTGCTTGCATATTAGCAATTGAAAAAGGATTTACAGGAACAGCTTGGTTGAGTGAAACCATAATGGCACCTTTCCTAGTGTTCCAACTAATCTCAGTATTAAAGAATGCTTCAATGGTGGGTGTTGTAAAAAATGAATTACTTACTCAAATATTAGATAAATTCGATAATCATAAAGGACAAAGAGATGTTACAGAATAAACAAAACATACTGCTAATCATAGTATTAGTACTAGTAGGATACAGCATTTTTAATACAAATAGTATTAGAACAGACGTTAAAGGATTTATAGATAAGATTGAATCACTCCAAACTGAAATAGACTCAGCCCTAGTAGTCAATCGTGAAATAGACACTAAAATAGATTCAGTAACACATAAAGTAGTTACAATTACAAATGAAATTCACCAAATTAATAAAACAGTAACAATCATAAAAAAACAAACAAATGAAAAAGCTAATAATATTGACAAGCTTTCTGATAGTGAACTTGAACTGTTTTTCACAAGCAGATACAAAGACAGTTTGCCTACCGAGTAAAGTAGCCAGACAAGCAGCTAAGGAATTAGTACGTTATGATGGATGTGTAGCTGAAAATGATTTACTATCAACTGTAGTAAATAAGTTAGAAGAAAGAGATGAGCATAAGGATACAATCATTGAGTTACTGAATGATAAAGACGAGAATAACCAATACATCATTCGTCAACAAGAATTACAAATTGGTCAGTACGAACATATGACTAGTGATCTACGAGATGAAATAAAAAAACAAAGAACAAAAACCTTTTTATATAAACTAGGTACACTAGTTGGAGTAATTACCTCAGGGTATCTCTTTATAAAATAAATTTGGCTCCCTAAGGGAGCCTTCGTACATTTAAGTATTAAAATAAAAGTTATGATATACAATCCTTCTTACTCACAAGAACAATTAGAGAAAAAATTTAAAAAGTTACGTAAATTAAATTACAATGCTTTTAGGTGGTGGAGAATGTATGACGATCCAAAACCTTCTTTATCTAAACAATCCTTTATATTAGACCGGATTAAAAATGGTGATTTTAATTACTCTCACTACAACTATCAAGCTATGTGGTGTGAGCATGAAATGAATAAAATTTACAATAAATTTGGTTTAGATGATATGGGACGATATGTAGAGGAAACTTCATTACTTCGTTCACGTAGAAAACGTTTATTAGAAGATCACTACAAGGAAGAAGATAATAGATTAGAATCTATTGCTATTGAATTATCTAAAAACTTCAAAATTACTAAAGATGAAGTAAAAACTCTAATGGGAGAATTTGATGGTACACTAGAAGAGTTGTACATTCACTTACAACAAAAATACCCTTATAATAAATTTTATTTACCAAAATCATTAAAACATTTACAATCACGTTATGATTAAAATTTCACACGAATTACCCTTAACCCTAATGGAATATAGCCATGAATGGAATAATTTTGACTATTGTTTACCCCACTTGTTGGATAAATACTCTGATTACAGACAATATTTTTTAGATGCTCGAGAAAGAGACAGATTCATAATCTGTGATAATGGATTATTTGAGGGAGTAACTCATACTACTCAAGATTTACTTGAAAAAATTGATTTAATTAAACCTGATATTTTTATTGTTCCTGACGAGTGGAATGATTCAACAATCACGGCTAAAAATGCTAAACATTGGTTACAATATAAGATGCCGATGCGTACTAAATTAATGGTAGTATTGCAAGGAAAAACCGTGAGTGATATACATTTATTATACCAACAATGTGTTGATTTAGGTTATACTCATTTTGCATTTAATCATTCCTCTATTGTTTATCAAGAATTAGGAGGATCAGAAAATGTTTTAGCTAATCAATCTGTTGGGAGAGTATTACTTATACAATTTTTATTATCCCAAAATGTAATTAAGGATCATCACTATATTCATTTATTAGGAGCTTCTACTCCACAAGAATTTACATTTTATAGAGACGCAATCCCTACCGTTGTTAATTCAGTTGATACTTCAAACCCAATTATTTGTGGTGCTTTAGGTATAAGATATACTGAAACAGGTTTATTAGAAAAACCCAAAGAAAAGATTGAAGAATTTATGGAAGAAAATTTGGATTCCAAATTAGAAGATATTATATTTAATATAAATAAATTTAAAGAATTTTGTAATCAATGATAAAGTTTTATTTAATACAATTAGTAAACCGACCACTTAGTTGGTTTGGGTATAGCTATCAAAGAATGGCTGAGTTTGGTCCTGAAACCCTTGATATAACCTTCCATCCTTGGAAATTAGAAAAATTAAAAAAATGACCGAAGTTATAAATCATATTTGTGGAACTTGTGGGGAAAATCATCCCCACATTTTTAACCTTTCTGCACTTTTTGTTGGAGTAGCAGGATATTTTTCATATATTAAATTTGCAATAAAAAATAAATTAAAGTTATGGACAAAAAATTAGTATCATTATTGATCAAATCATCACCAAGTTCGATTTTTACAAAACAAAACGTATTAGAAATTATTAATTTAATCACAGAACCAGTTATGGAACAAAAAGTTATGGAACAAAAACCTTACATGATGTCGCTTTATGACTATTTAGGTAGAGCAGCAGGAAAACAATTAGGAGCAGAAGTAAATAATGTTGCTGTAAAGCTTAAAGAAACTATCCACGAAAGACATATTGAAAATCCTGCTTACAAAGGGACAGTACATTTGTATCGTAGAGAATTTTTAGATGAATATTTTGGAAAAAAGATTTATGAAGGAGAGCAAAAATAAGAAACATGTAGTCCTTTCACTGAGTGGAGGCATGGATAGCAGTACGTTACTACTTAGATGTCTAAAAGAGTATGACACAGTTACTGCTATTTCATTTGACTATGGTCAAAAACACAGAGTAGAGCTAGAGAGAGCTCAATCACTAGTAGAGTATATTAGAGTAGAGTACGCTAAAAGGTCTGATAAATGGACAACACCTATTAATTACCGCCAAATCCAATTAAACGGATTAGTTGATTTATTAGATTCAGCCTTAGTAACAGGAGGTGAAGAAGTACCAGAAGGTCACTATGAGCAATCAAATCAAAAAGAGACAGTTGTTCCTAATCGTAACAAAATGTTTGCTTCAATAGTACAAGCAGTAGCTTTATCTGTTTCTAATAGAACAAAAGAAAATTGCGATATTGCTTTAGGAATTCATGCAGGAGATTTTGGAGTTTATCCAGATTGTAGACAAGAATTCAGAGATGCTGATGATGCTGCTTTTAGAGCAGGTAACTGGGATGCTGAAAGAGTAGGATATTTCACTCCATATCTTGAAGGAATGAAATATGATATTTTAGTTGATGGCCAAATCTTATGTGAAGAATTAGGATTAGACTTTAACGAAGTATATAGTAGAACTAATACGAGTTATAAACCATACCCAAGTGGGAATTCTGATTATAAGAGTGCTTCATCAGTTGAAAGAGTAGAAGCGTTTATTAAATTAGGTCGTCCTGATCCTGTAATTTATGAGGATGAAGATGGTATAGCTTCTTGGGATAAAGTAGTAGCTCATGTTTCTAAAGTATTAGCAGATCATCAAGCTTCTTAAATTTTCTTAAACTTTATGATATTTATAGTAGTACCACATATACCACTATGATATGAAAGTTTATATATATTGCATTTTTGATGAAAATGAGATTCCTATTTACATAGGGAAAACTAAAAATTCTTTAATTAAAAGGGAATCTCAACATCAAAAACGATTAAAACAGAAAGTAAATATTTTTGAATTAGATTTTGTAGATGAAAGTGATTGGAAACGTTGGGAATGTTATTGGATAGAACAATTTAAAACTTGGGGTTTTAATCTATATAATCAAAATAAAGGAGGAGGTGGTGTTGAATCACATTCTTTAGAAACCCGAAATAAAATGAGTTTAACTCCAAGACCCGGAACTTCTAATAAACTTAAGGGTGTAAAAAGACCTGATGTTAGTAATAGAATGAAAGGTGTTAAATTTAGTGAAAAAACATGCCAAAAAATAACTCAATCTAAAACAGGACATCAATGTTATTCAAATCCTAAGAGGGCGTTAAAAATCGTTGAATCTAATTTAATTCATTATCAAATTGAATCTGAAAGGAATAAAAAAATTTCTAATAAATTAATAGGTAGAGAAGCATCTTGGGTTAAAGATAGTTTAAGTAAACCTATTCTACAGTTTGATAAACAAAATAACTTTATTAAAGAATGGGAAAGTGCGAGTGAAGCAGCAAAATCTTTAAATAAATCTTCTTCAGCGATCTCTGAATGTTGTTCAGGAAAAAGAAAAAGTATTTATGGTTTTGTTTGGAAATTTAAAAATTAATTAGTATATTACATAAAATATAAATTATGAACGATAAAACAAATTTACTAGGATATAGCCAAGCAGTAGGAATAAGCCTAAGTAATGCATCAACAACACTAACAACAAACTGTAATGGTATAGTTAATACATACCATGATGGAAATTGGTCAACTCCTCATACCGGAGGAAGTGGTCTAAGTTACAGTAACGGAAGTGATTACACTTCACTATCACAAGCAATAACAAATTCAAATAACATGAACAGACAAACAAAAGTAGCTGTATTTACAGTAGAGAGAAACGAAGACAATAAAGTAATATCTTCAAAATTCGTAAAAGAATTATGGGTAGAGATTAAAAACGGGGAATCATTAGAATTATCTGTTGCTAAGCAATTGGATAAAGACTTTGATCCAAGTGCCACAATCATTAGAGAGCTATCATCAGTTACGTTCTAATATGGGAATGTACAGAAAAAAACCAGTTGTAGTTGAAGCAGTTCAATTTAAAGGGTTTGATAAAGAGACAAGTCAAGTAATGCTATCAGACAGACCAGAATGGTTAGTTAGCGAGTTTGGAAATAGAATACTGTTTTTTGGAGAACAAAATAACCTTACAATACAGACCCTTGAAGGTAATATGAAAGCTTCAATAGGTGATTTCATTATCAAAGGAATAAACGGAGAATTTTATCCATGCAAACCAGATATTTTTGAAAAAACTTACGAAGAAGTTTGGGATTAAGAAAAAAAGTTCGTATATTTATTTATAATTAATTAACAAAAACAAAAATGAAAAAAGTATTTTTAGTATTAGCCGTAATGGCTTTAGTAGCAGTAGGTTGCAAACAAGTAGAAGCACCAGCTTCAGTAACAACAGCAGACTCAACAGCAGTTCAAGTTGATTCAATTTCAGTGGATTCAGCCTCATTGGAGGTACCACAAGTTGATACAACTAAAACAGTAAAGTAATTTACACAATAACCTGTACCCTTGAAAAACTCGTATTTAAAGATAAGCAGGTTAGCTCGATATAAAGGGGTATTAGAATAAGAGCAAAAATAGTTAGGTGGTGTAAGATATTGGTTATCACGTTTGACCTCCCAAAAAATTATTGGGGATATGGAAAAAGACACAGGTTCAAATCCTGTCCTAACTACAATTGTTACACATTCTCTTGCATTTTTAGGAATGCAGTTAGTCAGGTGGCGTAATGAGGCGTGGTTGCCGAGTCCTGTATGGTTGCTTTAAGGTTCGAGTCCTCCCTGACAACAAATTCAAGACTACCGTTCTTTGAAACAAAAACTATAAAATATGGAACAAATAGCAGCATTTGTTTTAGGGGTTAGTGCAGTTACCTTTGTATGGGTAGTTGCGGTAGCGTTTAGAACAGCAAATTTAGCAAAACAAAACGAAGAAAGCATTCGAAATGTAGAAGAGTGGATTTCAAGAAACGATGAATTAGTAAATCGTAGAATTGATCAAGAAATTGAAAGAGTAGACAATCTACATAAAGATAGCATCAGCTATACTGACTCCAGAGCAGATAAACTGGATTCAAAGATTGAGAATAATAAACATTTATTAAAAGGATAAATTAACAAAAGAACGGTAGTTAAAAAACAAGTTAACGTTTTTATTTTTTCTATATATTTATAATAAAGTAATAACAAACATAAACACAAAATAAAATGGGAATCGTACAAGACAATTTCGAAAAAGCAAAAGCTTGGTATCAATCAAAAACAATTATTGGTTTAATCATCTCTTCTGTAGGAGCAGTGGTATTTGCTTTGACAGCAGGTAAAGTAGATGTTCAAGGAGCAGCTAATGAAGTATTAAACGCTAACGATGCAGTAGTAGCTGTAGACCAAGTATGGTCAGGAGTATTATTTGCAGTAGGACAACTAGTAGCTTTGTGGGGAAGAATCACAGCTAAAACAAACATTAAGCTATAATAACGTAATTAAAATGAAAGCAATTCAAAACATACAACAAACATCACTGAATCATAGAGCCATTAGTATATGGTCGGATTCGTTATGTGGAGATGTTATTGTAGGCTTTACATATAATAACGAACCGAAACAAGACACAGATCTGGGATGATATAAGAAATTATAGCATATAAATTCTAACAAGAACCCGGATCAAAAAAGATTCGGGTTTTTTTTTAGAAAAGTTTGGATACACAAAAATAAATTCGTATATTACGAATGTTAAAAAGATAAAGAGTTCATTGACATATTGGATAAAATTAAAAGGAAGGCATCCGGCTGGATCAGGAGCTTGTCTTGAAAACAAGTAGCGGGTAACACCGTTGTGAGTTCGAGTCTCACGCCTTCTTCGACAATGTCCTATGGTATAATGGTTATTACACTTGACTTTGACTCAAGTAATTGTGGTTCGATTCCACATAGGACAACAAATAAACGGGTAGGAGTCGCGAGGTGCGACGCTTGCTTTGGGAGCAAGAGGCGGAAGGTTCGACACCTTTCTACCCGACAATAAGACTGTTACTAATTCATAGATCACCACCTAATAAGCACCGACGCATAGAATTAGATTTGCCCCTATAACTTAATGGCTAAAGTACCATGCTTTTAACATGGGAACCCAAGTTCGACTCTTGGTGGGGGTACAAAGTAGTTACATGGCATAGGACCTACATAAAAAATACCGATGCCACCATACCCCGATCGTCTAATGGTAGGGCCGTTGTTTTACATGCAACAGATGGAAGTTCAATTCTTCCTTGGGGTACAAAAATGGGAATGATAGTTTGTATTAGACGGCAATCTGATACATGAGTTCATAGCCATACTGTGAAAGATTGGTCTTGCCGGACTTGTTGAGGTAACAGTTTCATTGATAGTGTAAAGGAAGCACGGCTACGTGGAGTAGTAGGTCAGGGTTCGAATCCCTGTAATGAGCAAAATTGGGATAGGCAGATAAGGTATCGGCCGGCTCTGTAAAAGCCTAGCGAGGGGGTTCGATTCCCTTCTATCCCACAAAATCCTGCATTAGGGTAGATGGAAGGTTTAGTTTTACTAAAAGCCGCTAATGTAGGTAAATTGGATCTTTTGTATAGCTGGTGCGTACGCTAGTCTGAAGAACTAGAGGAGTAGGTTCGATTCCTACAGGACCCACAAACAAGGAAACAACCCCTGAGTTGGTAAGGCCTTACCCGGACTCAAGAGAAGTAAAGTTACTAGATGGGTGCGTAACGCCTTGGACTACTAAGAATGAATGATACGAGCCTGTAAAGTTCGAAAGGAGTCAGGTAGTAGTCAAAACTGGACCTATAGCTCCAATGGTAGAGCGAGAAGCTGTTAACTTCGAGGTTGGGGGTTCGAGTCCCTCTAGGTCCGCAATTAAATGCTCGTATAACAGGTAGTGAGGTCGCTCCCCAACCTGAAGTGGGTTAATGATGGTAAAGAATTACTGCCCGATATTCTAGATAAAGTATGGTAAGTGTCTGCGCAGGTAATTAACAAAGCTGGTTCGATTCCAGCTATGAGCACAAATTGCTCCTATAGTAGAATGGTTAGCACACATCTCTGATAAGGATGAAATGGAGGTTCAATTCCTTCTAGGAGTACAAAGTAGAATAAGCTAGTGTTGGGCCTACAGGAATGATATCTTCCACAACACTCTATGGAGAGTAAAACAATCAGGGTATTGTCACCGCCTGCTAAGCGAGTGGTTCAGTAAAATGGATGGATTTCGAATATTCTGCTTTCCGCAATGTGTTGTTCCCTTGAGAAAGGAAATTGTTCCATAAAATGTAGATACACCAAATACAGTCTACACAACATAGAGGCTTCTCAACAAGTAGTTATTTACAAAGGGCGATATTAATAGGAGTCCATATTAATTGATTTAACTGCGTGACCCTACTCTTATAAGGTCTTAAATGGATAGGAAGCTTAGCGAAAAGCGAAGGTGGATAGAATAATTTAAGAAGCTAAGTAAGAAAGAGGGTTCTAATAAAAGCCTGTTCCCCGTCCTCACAACGCATCTAAGGAATGCAGGAGTAGAATAGTACGTTCGGGGCCTTAGTGGTAGGACACTTGATCAAAAAATCTAAAGTACAACGATAAGTTAACGGGCTCTTATCAACTACCGAGTGAGCTTGGGATCAAGGATGGCTCATATCCACCCTTAGGTTGGTTCGAATCCAACACTCGGTACAAAATTAAAAAATGAAGATTAAACCAAACTCATGCCGGATGGGCTTCTTATTGGTTGTCTAATTTTTACATGGTGATTGTAGCTGAATTGGTAAAGCGTCTGATTGTGATTCAGGAGATTGTGGGTTCGAGTCCCATCTTTCACACAAAAATATCCCTGTGGTGAAATGGTAAACACAACGAGTTTAAGCCTCGTAAGCTGCAGGTTCGACTCCTGTCAGGGATACAAAATTAAAGTGGCGGAATTGGTAGACGCTAATTAACAGATAGAGGGAATAAAGGAATGGTTATCTCTCATACAGGTTCGACTCCTGTCTTTAATTTTAATTGGTCTTATAGCATAAATGGAAATGCACTTGAATACGAATCAAGAGACTGTAGGTTCGACTCCTACTAAGACCTCAAAATATAATTACAAAGCGTAGGTAAGAAGACGTGGAGAGACGTTACGCAAGGGTACACACTAAGGATAAGTAGCAATACTCAACTCTCTAATGGTGTGTGAAGCACTGAGTAATCAGAAACCAGATTCCTGATAAATCTTACTAATTATATTTTACTTGCCCTATTAGTTAAACGGATATAACAAATCTCTTCTAAAGATTAATTTCTGGTTCGATTCCGGAATGGGGTACAAAATGCGTCAGTGGTGCAATGGTAGCATACCGGTCTCCAAAACCGACGATGAGGGTTCGACTCCCTCCTGGCGTGCCAAGTAAATTGTTTCACTAAAAATTACAAATCATGAACAAGTACCAAAAAACACTGGTAGTAGATTCAAGCTTTATGGCAAGATCAATTATATCGACTGAGCGTGCTTTCGTGATTTCGTATAAAGGTAATGCAGAAGTAGTAGCTGAACATCCAGAAACATTTGGATTAGTAAATCCAAACCTACAAATTTACAAACCTTCAATCATTAGGGTTTATCAGTTTGTAAAACAACACATACATAAAGTACCTCTTACAAGAGAAAATGTATACAAAAGAGATAATTACGAATGTGTATACTGTGGATATTCAAATGTAAAAATGTTAACCCTTGACCACGTCATTCCTCAATCAAAAGGAGGAAAAGATACTTGGGATAATTTAGTTACAGCATGCAGACAATGTAATGGAGAAAAATCAGATCTGACCCTTGAGGAATATGGAAAACAAATTCCAGAACCTAAAAGGCCACACTATCTAATGCTGATGAAGCAGATAACAGATATACCAAAAGAATGGGAAACATTTTTGTTCTTTTAGTTGGAAAATTAAAAATAAGTTCGTATATTTAAGTATAAGAAAAAAGATAAAATAGTAGGACGTTGGTTCGATTCCAACAATCGTAATCCTGGTGACCAAGATTTAGCTGTAATGGTAGAGCGACTATTTTAATTTGGGCAGGATGGTCTTGGAGGCCAGCTGGATTGCAAACTCAGCGGAGCAAGTTCGATTCTTGCCTTGCCCTCAACAATTGCCCTCATGGCGGAACTGGTATACGCACTAGATTTAGGCTCTAGGATTTGTAGGTTCGACTCCTACTGAGGGTACAAAATAAAAAAATAGTAGGACCGGGTTACCGGATATGGGTTCCTTAATTGGACAGAAGGATCGGAGTACTGATCGCCTACATAAAAGAATTACAGTTAGCTTATAGTAAAGCACCGCACTGATAAAGCGAAGAACGGATACGAGAACCGGCTGTAATTTAACTTGCTTCTAAAACATAAGTGGTAATGTACCTGATTTGTACTCAGGAAAATAGGGTTCGACTCCTTATAGAAGCTCAACAATTGCGACTATCGTATAATGGTTATTACTTTAGACTTCCAATCTAAAGATGACAGTTCGATTCTGTCTAGTCGCTCAAATTGGCCCTGTCGTCTATCGGTTAGGACATATCTCTTTCACGGATAAAAGTTGGGTTCGACTCCCAGCAGGGCTACCAGGGGATTTGGTGAAATTGGAATCACAGTAGATTTGCATTCTACAATTCTGGGTTCGAGCCCCAGTCTCTCCACTAGCTTAATCGACTTTACAGATTTGACAACTTGGAACAGACAGGTATTTTGGCTGAGAGGTGTTATAGGTAACATGCTGCACTGTCACTGCAGAGATTGCGGGTTCGATGCCCGTGTCAGCCGCTATATCGCGAGTTAGACTGGAGATGGTCCCAGCTTGGTCTCATAAGCCAAACCACGTCGGTTCGAATCCGGCACTCGCTACTAATGTCCTTTTAGCTCAGTTGGTCAGAGCAGCTCGCTCATAACGAGAAGGTCACAGGTTCGAGCCCTGTATAGGACACTAAATTTTATCCATTATGAGGTCAATTCCTTCGTCTCCAATGTAGATTAGCTATTAGCTAATTTATGACTCAAAAATTGAGAATTTGGAGAGTAGTCCCTACCAGTAAGACTGGTGTTCAGGCTCCCACGTTTTTTGTTGAAACAACAGAAAATGGTAGAGAAGAAGCAGTAGCATCTGCAAACCGCCAAGCTAGACAAAGGTCAGGTTTGGGTAAGTTTAACAATTGGTATTTTGAATTAACTAAAATGAATGTCAGAGTTGACAGACATGGAAAGTATATCAAACATCACCAATAAGAAAAATATTCGGAGAAAGATTTGGATATCTGGATCTTTCTTCGTATATTAAAATATAGAAATAAAAGTTATGGAAAAAGAATTTATACCTTACGAACAAGCATTAGCTTTAAAAGAATTAGGATTTGATGAACCTTGTTTAGCTTTTTATGATGGCAAAGGAGATAGTACAATCTACTATAACAGTTTAAGAGATGGTTCTGGTGATTATAAACCATTTAAAGCTACAGAAAGACTTAAGTGGTTTGGAGCACCACTTTACCAACAAGCATTTAGATGGTTTAGAGAGAAGTGTGGATTATGGCAAATAGTTATGCAAAATACAGATAAAGATTGGACTTATGATATAATGACAATTATAGGTATGGTAGATTATAAAATATTTGATGTATTTGATACTTACGAAGAAGCAGAACTTGCTTGTCTTAAAAAACTAATAGAAATAGTAAAAAATAAATAATTTTAAATCATAGTTATGAAAAATTCATTATCGTCAAAAGGGTTATCAATGTCTCAAGCACAATCAGTAAGTAACTTGTGCAACCAACGTTCAAAAGATATTACAGCACAATTGGCTGATATCAATAACGTAGAGAAAACCTTAGTAATAGGTTCAGACACCTATATCGAAACCAAAGGAAACCCAATTCCTACCGATGTAGTAGCATTACTACAAGCTAAAGCAAGATTAGCTGCTACTCAAGCATTCTTGATGGAAAACATCAAAGCTAAGGATGAGTTAATCAAAGACATTCAAACTGAGAGATTCAACTATGAGGTAGAAGCTCCAGTTCGTCCACTAACAATCTCTAAAAATCTTCCAATGGAAGTAAGTGAGGATTTCGGTTGGGATCAATTAACTGCATCTGAATACAATGAGTTTCTAGAGGCAGAGGCATATGCTTCACATATCGGACAATTTATCCATAAAGGAGGTAAATTAGATCGATTAAGAGCAGAACTACCTACCATTAAAACTTTAGAGTTTATGGAAATTGAAGTAGGAAAGAAAACTCCACTTAAAGTATCTATTCACCACACACCTGAGCAATTACTTACAATTCATGAGGAGTTAGCAGCTCTACATAGAGGGTATGAGCAAAAAGTGAATTACTTTAAATCTAAAGTAAAAAATGCTGTTACTTCTGAGAATGCAAGAATCCAGAAAGAGAGAGGAAACATTCAAGCTGAGGTTAATCAACAAAATGCAGATCTAGCAAATGCTTATAAAATAGCATATGAGCAATGGAGTGCAGATCAGTACAAGGCTCAACATGAGTTTGAAGAAAAACGTCAAGGCAGAATTCAGGATGCTGTTAGCTTAAAAATTAACGTAGCAGAAAGATTCCAGGACGTAGTGGATGAATTCTTGAATCAATTAAAATAATTTGGTACCAAAGGGCTAAGCACAAGCCGATGCCCTAAGGTTTTATGCTGGGATAGTGAGGTTTTAAATTATATACTATATGATAGCAAATCAACTACAGACGTACGTGGCCCCGTGCCACCTATAAACTCGCTTCTTCTTAAAAAATCACAAACTGAGATAGAACTCACGTATAGATAGATTACTTAAACCTCATGGAGGAAGATAACTAGCTATAAAAAATGAGCCTTAGACTGTGCCTTTGTCTTTGAAAAGAAGAAGGTCTTTGATTTTGATTTTAGCTTGGACCTAGTCTATATGCTTTACATCCCAGCAACATATTTATTACTAAAGCAATAAAATGATTAAATTAATAGATCTACTAACAGAATCACTATTTCCTTTTTATGAAGATGATGCGACATTTGACGAAACAGATGATTCGTTACTTTCTGTAGATTATGTATTTGAAACACCAGACAACACATACACGGTTACTTTTTACTCAGGAGAGTATAATCCTGAGGATAAAACATTTGACATATCTTTTGGTGAAAAACCTCAACCTCTAAGTAAATTAGATACGTTTAAAATGACAGGGGAAGGAAAGGTATATAGTATTGTACAAACAATTTGTAAAATAATTGAAGAGTTTGTAGATGATTACCAAGATGATGTGGAAAAACTAGTAATTGATCCAACAAGTGATAAGAGAGGTAGAGTTTACAGAGAACTTATCCCAAAATATCTAGACCCAGCTATAATGCAAATGGTCACTATTAAGTAAAATATTTTAAAAATAATTAACAAAAGGCTTGCTTACGCAGGTCTTTTTTTGTATATTTAAGTATAAAATAAAAGTTATGAGAGGAAAAAGAACATACTGTGAAGATCTTTCACCAACACTAAAATCTATTCGTTCACACAAAAATCATGGTAAAATCATGACTATAAACGATCAACAGTACGAGTGTGTAGGGGGTGATATGTTTTTTAATCTTAAAACTTATCGCATAGAAAAGTTGGTAAATTAAAATAAATTTCGTATATTTAAGTATAAATTTAAAAACAAAGGTTATGAAAAACATACACTTAATACCAACAGATAAACCAAGTAGGGTTTATAAACATTTAGGTAGAGAACTTAAATATACTGTAAGATATTTTGAACAAAAGGGACTTTTATGTATAAACCAACACATATACATCACTAATGATGAAGAAATTAAATTAGGAGATTGGGTTATTGAATTTCAAAAAGGAGATAGTATTGGTGAAGTTCATTTTATAAATAGTGAATATGTTATTGCAAATGATATTCAAAAGAAAATCATCCTAACAACAGACCCATCACTTGCACCTGATGTACAAAAGATTAATGATGAGTTTTTAGAATGGTTTGTAAAGAATCCAAGTTGTGAAGAGGTTAAAATAGAAAAATTAGACACTTTTAAAAAAACTAATGAAGTTTATATAGACGAAATAACAAAAGGTAATTATTGTGAGATTATTAAACAATACCAAATCATCATTCCAAAAGAAGAACAAAAGCAACACATCATCGATATAATGAAATCAGATGAAGAGTTAGGATTGTATGAACAAACAAAATGCTATTGTGGTCATACTACAACTTGTGATTGTGGACCTGAACAAGAAATACTACTTGAAGATATCTTCAATGATGATAAAAAAGAGAATATTAAAAAGTTTATTGATGAAATAAATAATCCATCTCAACCGAATGACAAATTAAAACAAGCATTCGAGAAGTATTCAGAATATTTAGAGGATTTTGAAAATAAGGATACTTACGAACATGGATTTAAAGATGGTGCTAAATGTCAACAAGAAATAAGTTATAGTGAGGAAGAAGTACTACAATTAGTTTCTGATTGGACTGATTACAGAATGTCTGAAGATATAAAAAGTAAAGTAACATTCAAAAAATGGTTTGAACAATTTAAAAAGAAATAGTATGGAAGATTTTTTCGAAGACTTAAAAAACAGACCAAGACCAAGCCTATACAGAAGAATAAGAGCATGGTGGGTTGTTGAGGGGAAGTACTCTCACAAATACTTTAAAATTGGAGTAAAAAACTTATGGTACTGGTTTCCAGTTATATGGAAGGATAGATCTTGGGATCATTCTTATATTTATAAAATTCTAAAGCATAAATTAAAAAAGCAAGCTGAATTCACTCAAGAGAAGAATTGGCATACATGCTCACAGCAAAATGCTAGGAGAATGCAGATTTGTGTTAAGTTGATTCAATCATGTAAAGACGATACATATGGAATAGAGTATCTGGATTATATAAAAGAGAGACATTGGTTTGAACCTTGCAAAGACAAAGAAGGATATTCAACTTGGGAATCAGAAACACTTTATGAAAACTTTGATGATTTCTTTAAAAAGTATCCTCTTGTTTATAAACAAGTAATGAATGGAGCAGGTCCATTTACTTTGGATGGTAGAGATGAAGCTGGTCTAAAAAAAACAATAGCAATGAATATTGCACACTTAAATCAAAATCGAGCAAAAAAACTACTATTTAAAATAATGGAAGAAAATATTGAAAGATGGTGGGATTAACTATGTGGCAAGTATATGTTTTAATGGGAATAGTAACTATAGTAGTTGCTTTCCTATGGGTACGAGGAATTGTTTATATGCAAGAGAATCATCCTGACTATAAAGGAGGTAAGCAGGAAGGATTTGATTTCGATGATGAAATAAAAGACTGGGACGTAACAATAGCAGACGGATTAGATGAATTACAAAAACAAGAAAAACAATGAAAGAAGAAATAAGACCAATCCACAAATTCAACAACGGTAGAGGAGCAATGTTGTGTAACAACTGCAGAACAATAATTTCCACAGGTCCAGCAACTAAAGAACTATTTTGTGAAAAATGTAAAGGAGAAAAACAAGTACAAGCATTCTATGAACTGATGGAAAAAGAAGTACATTTTAATAGAGGAAATTTAAACAAATAGTTGGTTATTCAAAATAAATTTCGTATATTTAGTTATATAAAAAGGTATAAAATGAAAAAATACAAATTAATAAAACAGTACCCAGGAAGTGTAGAATTAGGTACTATTGTTAGTAGAAAATGTACAACTGATATTTGGAAAGGAACCACTTACTATGAAACATATCCAGAATTCTGGCAAGAAGTAATTGAAAAGGATTATGAAATTGTAAGTCAAGTTACAAAATACAATCCTTTAGATGACTACAAAGCATCTGGAACTAAAATACACTCAGTAAAACGTCTTTCTGATGGAGAAATATTTACAGTAGGTGATTTAATTACAGGACATTCTCACACAGATGCTAGAGCTATTGAAGAAATTAAAATAAGATATGATGGATCAATTGGATTAGAACAAAAGCATGGTAGTACCGAATTAATATATGCAACTAAAGCAAAAAATCCAATCTTTCTAACACACGATGGAAAAGATATTTTTGAAGGAGACAAAGTATGGTGGGTGAGAAAAGATAGTTCCTACTACGATTCTCTTATATCAGTGCCTGGAATGAAATTTTACTCAAACCTAAATGCATACTTCCTAACACAAGAAGCAGCTTTAAATTATATTAATAAAAACAAAGTTCTTTTTACAACAGAGGATGGAGTTGATATTAAAGAAGGAGATATTTGTTATTTTGTAGATACAGACTTTAGCGTAAGTATGATGAAAGCACATCAAGGAGCTGGACAATACTCAGAAAGGAAATATTTCTCAACATTTGAAAATGCAGAAAACTATGTAATACTAAACTCAAAAAGTTTATCAATAGAGGATTTTTGGGAGATAACATGCATGTCAACAAGCAATTTCAATAAGAGTACTTATATGAGAGATTTAGTAAAAAAGGCATTAGGAATAAAATAAATGAGAAAAGGCTTGCTTACGCAGGTCTTTTTTCGTATATTTAAGTATAAATAAAAAATAAGAGTTATGATAAAAATTTGGCACATTAGCGACACTCACACGTATCACGATCAATTACAAATACCACAAGGTATCGACATGGTTATACACTCAGGTGACTGTAGTAACCCAAGAGATCCTTACAACAACGAACCTGAGGTAAGAAATTTTATTCATTGGTTTAAATCATTACCTATCAAGCATAAAGTATATGTTGCAGGTAACCACGACACCTCTATTGAAAAAAAATTAGTTACTAAAAAAGATTTTGAAGACTACAATATTTACTATTTAGAGGATGATCTAGTTGAAATACAAGGGCTATTGATTTATGGAAACCCATACACACCAAACTTTGGATACTGGGCTTTCATGAAAGACAGAGTTAAATTAGATCGATACTGGCCTCAGGCAATGCCTTCTTATGTTGATATTCTAGTAACACATGGTCCACCAAAAGGTATTTTAGATAAATCATACGATAGAAACAATGTATTGGAGTGCTGTGGTGATAAATCACTTTTAAACAAAGTGTTACAAGTAAAACCACAATATCACTTGTTTGGACACATTCACAACTGTAAGGATATAGTTAATGCTGGAATGCAAAAATTAAGTACATGTGATACTTGGTTTAGTAACGGATCAGTTGTAACAGATGGTAAATTTGGTACACTAAGTAGTAACGGAAATATAATTGAAATAGATATATAAAATGAACACATACAAAAACAGATACGGTGATCAATTCACTTTCACACTAGACAGTGATAAAAATATTTTATGGGAAGGGAATTTTAATTACTGTAGAATTGGTTATCCAAACGATTACACAAAAGCATACAATGCTTACGTAGCAGATGGAGGCAGATTAAGCTTCAGTGAATTTAAAGATACTGTACATAAGTACGATGAGGATAAAAGAGAATATACTCATGTAAAATACCTAAATTTAGTTACATCAAATAAAGACATCATTGATATGGTAGATCCCTCAGGTGGTCCTTACATTGGTTGTGGAGATAACATGGGTAGGTATGGTGAGGAGTTTGAACAAATGATTGTAGAACGATTTGAAAGTATTGATACAGGATATAAAATTATTGTAAAATAAATTAAAAAAAGCTTGCTTAGGTAAGCTTTTCTTCGTATATTTAAGTATAAATCAAAATAAAAGTTATGATATTTAAAAAATTATTCAAGTACACACCTACCACTCAGGAACAACAATTTATAGACATTGCTCAAGATTTATTAAATCACCCAGACACAGTAGTTAGAATGACTTTCTCTTCAAGAAAATATTTCTTAACAAACGAAAAAAAGCATTACTATATGATGCTTCAACATTCAAACGTACAAATAACTAATACAAAATTCTCATTCTGTAAATCAATCCATGAAAAAGCATATGATATGATTTTAGAATTAGTACATGATTTTATTGAAAAAGATAGACAAGCCCTAGAAGATCAAATCTTTGACAATGAAAACAAAATGCTTGAGCAAGTAAGAACTAAATTACAATTAACAGCATAATGGAAAAAGTTACAATAGCAAAAGCAACTATAAACGACAATGAAGTTAGTTTAGTAAAACAATACGATAGGTACTTTATTTACTGGGGAGAACCACTAGATAACTACCAGTCATCAACTGAACTACTAACTCCCTCAGGAAGGATACCATCACAAACATCAGCACATAAAAAATTCATACAAGCAGTAAAAGCAGCAAAGTATTTAAAATTTAGTAAACTGTAATGGAAAATAAACCTAAAAACCCGGACGCTTTTCCTTGTGATAATAAATCAGAAGGTTATTCAGGAATGACTCTTAGAGATTATTTTGCAGCTAAAGCAATGCAAGGATATATATCAAATCCTACAGTAACACAAACATTAGCTGATAATTTGACAGATGAACATCCTTTGGTATATATAACCGAAATGGCATATGAAGCAGCAGACGCAATGTTAAAACAAAGAGAAGAGATATGATTTCATTTTCAACATTGGTATTTGTATTACTGATACATTTTTTAGCTGATTTCGGGTTACAGACACATGATCAGGCTACAAAAAAGAGCACAGATGTAATATGGTTAACCTATCACGTAGCTGTTTACTCACTAATGTGGTTATTTGCAACATTTGCTTATTATGGAGATTTAGCATTAGCTTTACAGTTTTCACTTGTAACATTTTTAGTACACTGGATCACAGATTTCTTTACAAGTAGAATAGGTAAACCATTTTGGGACAAAGGTGATTTACACAACGGGTTTGTAGTAATAGGTTTTGACCAACTCTTACATTATGTACAACTTGTACTAACACTACTAATACTAACTAAATAATGGCAGCAACTTCAGGTAATAAGTACGATGTTTTTAGTTGGATAGTGAGCATTTACAGTTCTTGTGAAACTTTACAACATTTACTGGCAACTAAAAGATTGGAAAGAAAATTTAATGACAGGTTTGATGATGTCAAACTAAAATCTAGGTTAGATGGACACTGGATGATAGCTTATCAAAGACTACAGGACAAAACAGGTAAAACATAACAGATATGACTATAACACATAAATACGTAGACTTTATTCTAGACAGTATCATTCAGGATAGGGTAACTGTGCAACTTTACAAACCGTGTGAGAACGGTTCCAGAGTGCAGGTTAAGTTAGGGCCTACTGTACACTGTAAAGTTAAAATTGAAGTAGTGGAAAAGTATTCAAGATCTGCTAAATTAAAACTAACATTTGATAGGTATGAGATTGAACAGATATTCTTTATGCCATGTAATTCTAGCCCAGATTCTATAGAATTCAACACAGTAGGTAAAATTGAAAAATTAGTAAACAAAACTTTTATTGACGATAGTAGAACTGAGGACATAAAACAGATGTACGAAAAAGAGAATAGAAGACTTGCTGAGGCTTTTTCAAAAATTGTAGGAAGAAAAGTTAAATAAAATGGAATTTAAAACATATACAGGTAAAGAAACATTAATAGAAGATGGATTTCAAGTATTTACTCACCCTGTGATGAGTGAACTTATCCCTTATTACGAGAAAAATTTAGAGAAGATTGCAAAGGAAGTGGAAAGTAGGGATGTGTTTAGAACAAAGTTGGGTGATATAAAACAGATTCAGAATCTAAATTTTGAAGGAGTAAATAGTATTCTTGCTAACTTAATAGGTGCAAAGAAGTTTAAAGTATTGAATAACCAGTACTTCTGTAAACCACCAAATTATAAAATGACATCAGCTCATCAAGATAATGCCTATTTTGAAAGTAATAGGAAAGTTTACACTTTTTGGATACCGTTACAAGATGTAGATACACTAAATTCATGTATGTTTTACGTTCCTGGAAGTCACAAAGAGGGGTTAGTAGAACACAAAGTAATAGGTACAAATGTAAGAACTAGGACAGGAAAGACAGGTTTCTCTTTGTACTCTGACTATTACCAAAATAAAGATTTTGTAAAAGTACCTATGAAAATGGGAGAGATATTAGTTCACGATAAGGACTGTATGCACTTCAGTTCACCTAATTTATCAGACGATTACAGAATTGCAATAACAAGTATAATTGAAATAATAAACTAATGAGATACACAGACAGGCATAACAAGGCTTACATAGGGTTACTAAATTTCGAAGGAGATGTTTTTAGAGCTTATGAAGAAGGAAATGGAATTTTCACGATAGTAGATGAAAAGATGAATACTGTGGTAACTTGTACTGCAGATACCATTATACAAGTAATGGAAGGAAGAGTACAACTTAGAAGTGCCCACGGTAGAGTATACAACTTTGCAGAAGAACATGCAAATGCCAAACCAACTAAAAAAGCACTTTATAACTTCCTTAAAGTAGAACGTCCAGTAAAAGAGACAGCAATTGAATTTGCAAAATGGATGAGAAGAGTTGTAATGTACGAAGCAGTAGTAGATACGTTCTTTTATGATGGAAAAGCATACGAAAATATTGAACAGTTATATGATCTTTATGAACAAACTAGATAAGATTAAGTGTTGGTTTGGAAACCATACAGGAGAGATAATTAAAAAAGAGAGAACAAAGGAGGTAGATTACGTTTCAGGATGTTACTTAATC